TTTAGTTAAAAAATCTATTAAATTTTGTTTATTTTTTACTACTTCATTACAACTTGTTTTTTTTATCTCTAATCTATTTGTAATTTCTTCAAACTTTTTAAATAATTCTTCTTTATTTCTATTGTCATGTTTTGCAATTCCTATTAAATCCTGAGGTGCAAAATTACAACCAGCAGCAATACAGTGAATACCATTTTCATGAACATTATTAAAATTTCTTAAAAAATTTTTTCTATATATTAAGTCCATATAATTGCTATTACTACTACAAATTTCTAACCATTTTTTGTTAAAATTAGCTTTCCAATATTCTGTATCTTGTCTATGTGATAAGGCATAATGTAAAGCAACAAATTCAGCAAAGTCTTTGAAAATAGTTTTACAATGATAATTAAAACTATCTCTATCTATTTGTGAAAATTTACCTCTTTGCAAATTTCTAACTAAAGATAATAAAAATTCATGGACAGAAAATAAACCATTACTTTCCAATGGTTCTATAAAACCAGATGATAAACCTATTGCAACTACATTTTTTACCCATAACTCTTTGTGAATTCCAACCCTCATTTTTATTTTATTGTAATCAAATTCTTTTGTTCCTAAATGGTTTTGCAATTCTGTTAAAGCTGTGTCATCATCAACAAACTTACTTGAATAAACATATCCAGTTCCTATTCTTTGCCAACTAGGAATATTCCATACCCAACCATTCTCAATAGCAGTACAGTTTGTATAAGGTACTAATTCTTTGGTTTTATCTTTATAAGGTATTCTTGTGGCTATTGCAGAATCATTTGGTAATAAATCATTGTATGATTCAAAAGGTACGTTTAGTGTTTTACCTAATAATAGTGATCTAAAACCAGTACAATCAATATATAAATCTGCTTTATATTTGTTGTTTAAAGATACAATTCCATTCTCATCTTGCTCTACTGTTTCAATTTCTTCTTTAATATGTTTAACTTTAGTACAATAATAATCTCTTAACCATAAACCAAATTTAGTTGCATCAAAATGATAAGCAAACTGTATAGCTTTATCTAAAGGGTCAAACTTATTTTGATTAGTATAAGCCATTTGATAAGGATAAATACAATCTGCATAATCAGATAAAGGAACATTAGGATTAATAATTTTTTTAAGCCACCAAGCATTTGCACCACCCTCATTATCTGCTATTGCAGCTAAACCAAAAGGATAATGAAAGGATTGTCCTTTTTTATAAAAATCTGTAAATTTAATAGATAATTTTATACTACCATCTACCTTAGTTAAAAAATCTTGATAATTTATTCCTACTATTCTAAGCCAATCTTGAATTTGACCAAGTGTGCTTTCGCCAACACCCACTGTTTTTATATTTGGAGATTCTATTAAAGAAATACTATAATTGGGAAATTGAGATTGTAAAGTTGTTGCTGTCATCCAACCAGCACTTCCACCACCCACTATTAATATTTTCATTTCCAATCGTTCCCATTACACCATAAAACCAAAGAATATCTAGTGCCTTTAGTTACAGGTTTGACTCTGTGCCATAAAAAAGAGGGAAATACAATGACACTTCCTTTATTTTTTAACCTTTCATCATAATAAATATTACTTTCTTTTCTTTTATCTGGTTCATAATTTCTAAAATCAAATTCTAATTCACCACCTTGATAATCGTTTGGGTCAGATAATTGACAAGTTACAGATATTTTTCTTTTGATTTTAGAATTAGGAAACATATCTGTATGCCAATTATAAAATTGATTTAGTTTATATTTTGTAAATTGTGCTTGTTCTATTTTGTCAAAATGAAAATTCCAACCAGCATCATAATTAGCTTTATTTATAAAAGGAAGTATTTCTTTATATATCCAACTTTCTTTTAACCAAACAACATTTGAGTCTCTTTCTTTTGGTGTTTTATTTTTATCTATAGTTGGATCTTTAGTAAAATCTCCCACAACACCTTTTTCTAATTTTTTTGAAAGAGCATATTTAACAATTTCATCACAAAATTTATCAGACAACGCTGACTGAAAAGCCCATGTGTAATTATCATAAATCATTAATTATGCTAACAAATCAGATAAAATAAAACCTTGTGTGTTATCTTTTTGATGCTCTTCCTCACTCCAATTATATCCCCAATTATGAGTACCAGCATCGTTTTGAGCTTGTTGTTCTGGTGTCAAAGTTGGTCTTTCAATCGGTGCTATCCAATCTGAAATACTTAAATCTACAATAAAACTTGGAAATGGTTTTACTGGAAGAAATATTTGATTTGTAGAATCCCATGTACCACCTACACTAGCATAATTTCCTCTAAAAGGTGTTTTACCATTTCTATGTTGATTACTAATAGTATTATAAGAAGTTTGAATCCATGAATCTTGTGTTCCTCCATGAATATTTGCTAAATATTGTTTTCCTAAATTTTCATCTTCTGTTCCATCATTATTTAAAACAGAATTATCACAAGTTAAAACTCTTGTTACAACATTGTTTTCATCTATTTGTGCAAAATGTGCCATAATTAATCCTATTGAAATTTATACCTTATCATTACAATTCCACTTCCTCCAGCCCTTGTAGTATTACCATCTGAATTTCCACCACCACCAGAGTTTGCAACGATAGCTGTACTTGTATTTGTATGACCACCTCTACCAAATGGCCCTCTATTTGAACTTGGTGCTGCTTTTCCAGCTATGTTTGTAAAACAAGAAACTGTATCAGATATTTCACTTGAATTATTTGGTAGCCCACCTTGTAAATATGACCCACCTTTAGCACCATTAGTGCTACCATCAAAACCATCTTCTCCCTCACTAGGATAAAAACCATTTGGATTACCTATACCACCAACACTTGGCCCATGTATTCCACCACCACTTCCTCCACACCCACCACTTGGGCCTGGCCCATGAAAAGAATTTGACCCACCTCCACCAGTGGCTGTGATACCTCCAAAACTTGAATCATTACCAGAAGCACCAGAAGAATGAATTGCATTTGGCGAAGCACCACCAGCACCAACGACAACTGCGTAAGTTGCTGCTGTTACAATTAATCCAGGAACACTCATGCTACCCTCTTTTGTTGTAAAATTATATCCACCAGTAGCGAAACCATTTGATTGTCTTATTCCACCAGCACCACCAGCAGTTCTTGGTTGTCCATGAGCATTAAAACCAGCACCACCACCACCAGCACATATAAAATAATCTACCATGTTATAACCAGATGGATTACCAATAGAACTAATTGTAAAATTTCCTGGTGCTGTATAAACTTCTGTTTTAAAATCTCCATTTGTAATTGTTGAATTACCACCTGAAGAAACAGCTAAAGCACTTCCAGTAACTTGAGTAACTGCACCCTCTCCATTTTTCATTGTCATAACCCAACCCATACTAGAATCTACATAAACAAGCTCAACTGAAGCACCAGTAGTTTTTAATGTTAAAACACTATCTGTTCCATGAATTTCTTCTGTTCCATTACTTTCTACTGTTAAATGATTTCCACCCCATGAATTTTTAAAATCTGCTAAAGCTACTATTGCACCAGCACTTCCAGCAGGAAGTGTTACTTTAAATGTTCCACCTGATGTATCACAAAAATAACCTTCATTTGCAGTAGCACTAAAAGCAGATGTTTTTACTGTTGATTGCCAAGATAAACCACCACTAGAAGCATCTGCAAAACTTAAATTACCTGAACCATCTGTTTTTAAAATTTGATCTGCCGAACCATCTGCATTAGGAAATTTTATACCATCTAAATTTAAATTACCTGATCCTTTAGGTGTTAATTTTAAATCTATATTTGTGTCTCCACCAGTTGCTGATAATTCAGGCCCATTACCTGTTGCAGCATTAGTAATAGTTAATTCATTAACTGCACTAGCAGTTTCAGAAAATTTAACTAATTCATTAGTGCCATCACCTATTGATTGACCATTAACATCTAATTGACCACCTAGTTGTGGAGTTGTGTCATCTACAACATTTGCAATTTTACCATCTATTTGTGTTTGAATATCTGATGTTACACCATCTAATCTTTGAAACTCTGCATTTGAAACAGAACCATCACCTAATTTTGCTGCATCAATACCAGTTCCTAATTTTGAATTACCAACAGTATTTAAAGCTAAACTAATATTTCCTGATGATGTTACAGGAGAATTGCTAACTGTAAATTCTCCAGCACCACTATCAGTTACTCCTATAGATGTAACTGTTCCTGAATTACTAGGTGTTACTTGTGTATAAGTAATTGAAGTTGATCCAATTGATCCTGTACTATCAGTAGTACATAAAAATATTTTATTATCGTTTGTAGAACCTTGATTGACTACAACCATTCCACCTGATAATTCTGCTATTGTGTCATGCTCTGGGTCTCTTGATGCAGCACCACTTGAAACTGCTAAATATAATCCATTTTCACTAGCTGTACTTTGATCTTTAACTAAAACTCTATCACCAGCAACAAGAGTTACACCATCTATAGAATCTCCAGCTTCTAATCCATTTGATAAATTTACATTAGCAGTAGTAGCACATTCTGCAATTATTCTAGTTCTCAATCCAGCTACAGCTTGATCTACATAATTTTTAGTAGCTGCATCTGATGTAGAAGATGGGTCTCCAAGACCTGTAATAGTTCCACCAGTAACTGCAACGCTATTTGAATTTTGTGTTGAAATAGTTCCCAAACCTAAATTTGTTCTAGCAGTAGATGCTGTCACATCTGATAAATTATTTGATGCTACTAGTTTGGAATCTAATTGTGTTTGTATTGCTGATGTCACACCATTTAAATGTCCAAATTCAGTATTTGAAATTGTGCCATCATGTATTTTTGTTGCATCGATTGCTGCACTTGCATTTACATCTGCATTAACAATACTTCCATCTGAAATTTTAGCACTTGTAATTGCTGAATCTGCAATTTTGGCTGTAGTAACATTTGCATCTGTTATCTTTGCAGTAGTAACAGCATCAGATGCAAGTTTAGCAGTGGTAATTTGTGAATCTGCAATATGAGCTGTATCTATTGAACCATCTACATAGTGTTCAGAATTTATACTATCATCTGCAATTTTAGTTCCATCAACAGCATCAGCAGCTAATTTTACAGTTGTAACAGAGCCATCTGCTAATGTTATAGTTGTAACAATTCCAGTTGGTATTGAATTATTTGTTTTTGATAATGCACCAATATAAACATTTGAAATAGCCTCATTAGCAAGTGAACCACTATCCCATGTTACATTGACTGTTGTGTTTGTTGAAAATGATGAACTAGCAATAGTTCCAAATATTGTACCAGGTGTTGATGCTATTAATTTAATTCTTCTACCTGCATGATATATTGCAGATACATCTACACCATTAATAGTAAAAGATGTTGAACTAGCATAAGCAGAAGTATAAGCTCCATCACCATCACCATATTCTATCCATTGTGAATCATTAAACCACTCTCTAGTATTTTTCATTAATGCTCTAATAGCATTGTTAAGATTAGAAGGTAACATTCCCTCACCAACTGAAATACCATTTAATGATGTATTACTAGCTTGTGTTGTTGAATAATCTTTAATATTAGTTGTCATCTATTCTCCTATAAACCATGCGAATGCTTTATTATTTTCTTTATTTTTTTCATTAATAAAAGTATTTATAGCTTCCTCAATTTGTCTTTGAAAAAACTCTTGAGTTTCAAAACTATATCTTACGTTATCTATATCATTTTTATCTGTCATCTCAATCCTATTTTTGAAGCAATTAAATCAACACCTTGAGCATGAGTCCAAACTGATCCACTTGGTGTTACTACTTTTATTTTAAAATATCTACCTGACTGTCTAACAGGATTATCTCCACTTGTAATCATGCTTGAACTAGAAGATTCTGTAGCATCATCTGCTAGTCTTTCTTTACTTTTGATGGTTACAGTTGCTGTAGCATCAACAATAGGTCTTATATTAGTTATACTACTTCTATGTCCTGGAAACAACTCTAATTCTCTAGTTTCTATAGTTCCTTGATTTTCTGTACCTGAAAATATAGCTGCTTTAAAATCAGAATTTATTGCTCCTAAATACATTTGTCCACCAGACCAAAAATCAGTATCTAAAGCAATGTTAATAGCATCTAGGTTTTCAGAAATAATATCCATAAGTTCTACAGTATAAGCACCAACAAATTGTGTAAATATTGTACTACCACTTACATCTGCTGTTGACCATTTTTGAGTAGCATAATTATAAATAATTACCTTATCACATATACCAGTAGTGTTTGCAGTGTTGGAAGCTGATGGATATAACCATAAAGCTAGTTGATTGAATGGGTCAACTGCTGCACAAATTCTATCTGTAAATGCTTTGTTTAAATCTACATCAAAAAATCTATTAACTTTTTCTGCACCAATAGAAATAACTTGATCTCCATTAACTTCAAAAAATCCATCATCTGCATAAAAAAACACTCTACGATTATCTTGACAAACTGTTCTTCCATATACAGCTCCTCTATTTGGAGATATAACCGATAATCTAAATACTGTTGCACCACCAACATAATCCATACGAACTATTTGATTTTGTCTAAATACATAACCATATTCTCCAGATGTTATGGCAACAATCTCTCCACCTGATCCAGGTAAATCTTGTTGGTCAGCTTGTTTAGTTCCTGATGCCCAAGTTGTAATATCATTAATACCTGACCATTGTATTCTATTTTGATTTGTAGGTTGATTACCTGTAACTAAAAAATCTCTAATAACTCCTGACACTCTAAAAGTAGGAACACTTCCTGATGTGGCTATAGATGATAAATTTGCAAAATTTGTTGAAGTACCCATTAAATAATATTGAGGTGCATCTACACCATTACTTACAACAATATGATTACCGAATTGTGTAAATGTAAAATAATCTGTATTACCACCTGTCAAACTTCCTTTTCTTGATGTAAATGTTCCACCATCCAATTGATAAATATCTGTATTTTTAGCAACAAAATTAAATACATTACCTGAATTATCTCTAAAAGAACCTGCACCTCTACTATCTGCACCAATATTATTTGATGAATAAGTTACT